CCCGTTAAGATTAATTGGTCCTACAACAGACTGGAACCTAGGAGCATCAAAACCAATAACATTACGCTGTGGGTTAGCACCCATAAATACACGCTGGGAAGGAAGCAAATCATTAACCAACTTAGCCTTTGCCGCGTTTGGAAGGAATGCATCAGTAGCATTACCATATGCGCGTGAAATGGTAATTGCGGCTTGTTGGAGGTCATCTTGCGACAATGATTTGCCACGCAAGTCAATGACATTCTTTGGATCAATCAGGGAGGTCAAGCCATCAAATTCTGTACCTTCTGTGTCAGAAGCAGAATGCAAGCCTGAATTACCGTAGAAGCCCATCCATTCAATACTACCAGCCAAGGTGATAATGGCGTCACGAGTTGCTTCGCCCAAAGGATCTGAAACACCTTGTGCCAATTCTGCTTGAATAGAAACTTGACGAACGGCACTCAGATACTTCATGCGAACCTGCTTACGAGTAAACCGTGGGGAGCTAATCTTAGAAAGTTCGCCTTCGTGCATTGCCAAAGCATGACCAACTTCACCATGCTTGTCATACGAAATGTATTGACGAACTGTACTTTGTACCTGTTCCTTGTTAATCTTGTTGAAGAATACAAATTGTTCTTGACCATAAGTTAATTGCTTAACCATGGCATCAAGGTCTTCAACACGCAGTGGGGTTGTAAAGCCCTGCATACTGTTAGGATTTACATTGTAACCAACAACACCAGCACCAGCGTCAGGAGCAAGAGCCTTTACGGCCTCTTCCTGTTCAGCTTTAGCCTTGTTATATGTGTCTAAACTAAAAGTTTGACCAGCTGCTGCACCAATATGTTCAATTTGTGCTTTGCTAAGATTTCTTGTCTTCATTAAAAAAGTTCACTCTTTCTAATTGTTTTTATGCTTTTCATACCGTAATATAGCACTTAACTACATCAAGTTATTATTACTTTTCTGCGTAATCAGCGACTTCTTTAAGCTGATCTAGGCTAAACCCATAAGCGCTCTCTGATGATGCCAGTTTTTGAATAAGAACTGACTTAGACGCATAATCCTCTTGACTAATACTATTACTTTCTGCTTGAGAAATAATATGATCTGTATAGTTGCTAAGGTTATTAATAGCTGCAATATAAGTTTCTGGAATAGACTTTTCTACAGTTTCCTTTTCCTCTTTAGCATCTTCCTTATCCTTGCCATCAGCTACTGCATCCGTTGCAGAACTCTTGGTGGCAGTATCATAGACATCATCTTTATCATCAACAGACTCAGCTTCTTCAAGAGGCTTTTCCTTATCGTCCGGTTTATCGTCATGACTTTCTTCCGGCTTTTTATCAGGAGCCTTTACATCAGAAACTTCTGAGTCCTTTTCTGATTCCTTAGAATCATCTTTCTTGTCATCATTGCTTTCAGAGACTTCGGCTTTGTCATCAAGAACAACAGATTTATTTGCTAACTTTTCTGACACTAGTTCTTTCAAACTAGTAATAGCATCAACAATATCCTTGGTTTGGTTCTGAACCTTAACAATAGCAGCGCTGTTATCCTCTAAAGCCTTAGAGACATTGCTATAACCACCATTAAATACATCAACCAGATCAGAAAGCTTTAGAACACTTGACTTATCAGTTGACTTAAGCTTATCAGGAGAGCCGTGATCTTCTAACGGCTTAGGGTTAATTGGAATTTCCTCATCTTCGCCTTTGCCATCATGTTCCTTTTTAACAGGAACATTTTCTGGCTGACTATCTTCTACATCATCTGAACTGTCATCATCATCAGATTTTTTAGCTTCGTCTGCAACGCCTTCATCCTTGCTGGGATGCTTATCCTTTTCCTGATCTGGCTTGCTGTCTTTCTTGACATCAACAGATTCTTTATTCTTATCTTGATCTGTTTCCTTATCCTTATCCAAGTCCTTTTCAGCCTTTTCCTTATTCTTGTCATACTCTTTAAGTACGCTCTTCAAAATCAGTCACCTTCAATACTTTCTATGCACTTTATAGCATCATCATGTGATAATCCTCTACCTAATTGCAGAATCAGCGCGTTAGTATTCTTACTACTAAGCCCTGTAGAGTCTAGTTCATCTTGCGCCTTGCAAAGAATATCATCAGAATTATCTTTTCCCATTGTATAAGTAAGCATTGCAATTGCACTTGCAACACTCTCTTTTCTAAGGGCTGACAACCCTTGCTCTGTATCTGGGTCAATATCATAGCCAATCATACTAGCGTCATCTAATGACTTTGTGGCAATTTCCCATGTTGCATGAGAGTTAGCTGGATGAGAGGTTACAGTAATATTCTTAATCTGAATCTTTGTAATAACATTAGGATGTAAAGGATCCCGCTTCAATATTGGTCCTTCTATGCTAAATCCTAGACTACGATTCTTACTAGATTCCTTGCTTAAAATGTTCTGCAAACTCCATACTTGCTTTGCCCTTGGGCTTTCTTTATAAAGCTTAGCTTTAACATGAAAACCATCATCATCTATATAAGCGTCCTCTGGCTCTCCAATAATATCTTCAACATTATGCCCATGCTCGTAGGTTATCCAGCCATTATTCATAAAATAGCTTTTGTAATCAATTGCATCAGGAAGAATTACTTCATTTTGAAAATCTTTATCAGGAGTAGAGGCTAACCCAGAAATGTACCAATCTTTGCTTTTTCCCTTATCTGATTTCTCAGCAACAAGGGGAACAAAGACGCTTAAAATATCTATATCCCTGTTCAAAATGCCACCTGCTTATTCTTTACTATTGTTTGCCTTTCACAGATAATATAGAAGAACTATTTTTTACTGCTTCCACCTTGTTTGTAAGAATTAGTATTCTTCTTATTCTTCAGCTGTCCATCTTTACCAACACCCTGCTGGTTATCTTTACCACTAGGCTTAGCATCCTTACCTGTATATCCCTCCTGATTTTGTTGAAAACTGTTAGAGGAACTTGGGGGCAGCGTTGGAGGAGTACCACTAGGGTTTTGTAGTGCTGATTCTAGCTGAGTAAGACGTGTTTGCTGACGCTGAAACTCATTCTGCTTAATCTGCTCTTGCTGGCCTAACCGCTGAATGTAAACAGCGCTCAATATAATGTCACCACCAGCAATTTTAGGCAATCCTTGTTTCTCACGATAGTCATTAACAGTGGTTGCAGTTTGTAGTTCTAACTGGACGCTTTTAAGCTTATCCTGCTGGCTTCTTGCGTCTCCACCGACAAACTCTAGCATGTAGTTATCACCAAGAATTTGTCTAATAATACCATTAGTAAGATTCTTAGCAATCATATCTAAAAGCGGTGTCAAACCCTTGCTCTTTGAGGCATCAATTTTATTTTGATTGTTGCTTTCATTAAGTGAATTTGACTTATTACCAGTTGCACCACCACGATTCTGCATCCCAATTTCAGCAGGATCCATCGCTACAAGAGCACAAATGATGTTAATTAAATAGTTCAGCCAAGACTGAAATTGCATATCTTCTGCTTGTGTCATGCTAACAAACTTAGCATCCTCAGCAGTAATCATAGGAATCCTATACGCCCCATTAATGCCACTACTTGTTGCTGTCCAGTGACGTTTGAAGTCTTCAAGAGCACGCATACTTGTGTTAGTAACAGAGGGACTAGGCTTAACTAGTAAGATACCTTTTGTTGTACCACCGTGTGTAAAGAAGCGGTCATTGAATAACTCGGTATTTTCATGGGATATAAACTCGCGCAACCCCATTTCAAGTTCTGATAATCCGTAGCCACCTGATAGAATGTCACTTCTTGGGTTTCGTATGAACATACCCATTTCGTCAGCGGTAAAAGAACCCCTAACCTTATTATCAATGTATTGCCGGTATATTTTTCCTCGTGTACGCCTATGCCCATGCTCATCATTAGCAAAATAGATTGTTGTTGGATCAACCAGTCTGGTGTGAGAAAGTCTTCCTTTACTATCATAAGTATTCTCATAGTTTACTTGGTCATATGTATAGGTGTCTCTGACTAGCTTTCTTAAGAAGCTTGTAAAATCATCGCGTATTGGGCTATAATCAACACCCATTCGTTCAATATATCGCTCTGCATAATCAATCTTTTTTTGCTGTTCTTTAGTTGGCTTGTCACCATTCTTAAGACGTACTTGATACCCCATACCATTATCATCTGTTGAAGCCCTATGAGCATATTCGGTTACTTGGTTGGCTCTTGTATTAATAATGGCATTCAGCACAACATTCATACTGTATTGCCTAAGCACATCTGTGATACGCCCAAAGGCAATTGGTGATGGCTTCGGAACAATCGAAGTATCTTCCAAGGTGCTAAACATAAGATTACCGTCTACAGGCTCTGTATAAGCTCTATCAACACCATTCAAAGCCTTGGAAGCAGTGTCATTTGCAATTTTACTATCAATATGCTTAAAAAAAGCGTTGGGATCATCGGTATAAAACTTAGTTCTGAACCTATCAAATATCCCCATTGTAAACTCCCTTAAACAACATAACTAACTCTGTCTTTCCCCTTTATAGGGAAGTCTGATAAATAGTCAGCTATCTTTTCTTCCTTTTCCGAGTAGTAAAAGAACTTCTTATAGGTGTAAACATCTTGTGAGTCTCTTAAAATGATACCAGATTTGCCAAGAAGCACAGACTTTCCATCATCACGATTAGCTATGAAGTTAAAAGGAATCTGGTTTTTGTCTACTACAAGCAACTTAATATGACTTCCATTAAATAAGTTGTAGTAAGTCATTACTTCTGTCCAATCATCTTTATTACCACTATTAGAAGCTATTTTCTTTGATACTACCCATGTTTTATCTTTTTCGTAAATGTATGTCACCACCTATGCTACAATTCTACTATTATTATTATAACACAAATTTTGACTTTTCAAGGTGTAATATAGGTGAACTACTCATCACTAAAGTAACGAGCTTCTGGGAACACTGCATACTTACACATAGTGGCTAGCACTATGTGCAGAGGTTACAGCTATTTACCACGGCTTGTTCCAAGCCTGCTAGTCTTTTTACTCTAAGCCATTAATATGTTTTTAGCTGCATTAATGTCCCTGTCGTGGTGAATACCACACTTGGGACATGTCCACTCTCTAACATCTAAGGTATGCTTACCATCATCATACCCACAGCTAGAGCATATCTGACTTGTCTTTCTAGGGCTTACAGTGACTAACTGTTTCCCATACCATGCACACTTGTACTCTAACTTCCTTCTAAGCTCTCCCCAACTTGCATTAGCTATTGCTCTAGCCAACTTATGATTCTTAAGAAGATTCTTGGTTTTCAAATCTTCTATCTTAATCACATCATAGCTAGAAACTAACTGCTTAGTCAGCAAATGCAAGTAGTTACTTCTTTGGTTAGCTATCTTTTCTGAATACTTAGCAACCATAAGTTTTGCTTTCTGATAATTCTTAAAATCCTTTAGCTCTCTAGGCTCTAGTACCTTATTGTGTTTATCCCAAGCTATTTCTGCTTGTGCTTGTAGTCTACGTCTAGCTAGCCTTTTCTCCCAGTAGTGTTTCTGCTTAGCAAGAATCTTGTCGAACCTAATAGTAGGGTACTTTACACCATCACTAGTAATCATCAAATCAGCTAAACCCATATCAATACCTACCTGTTTTCCTGATTTGGGAAGTGCTTGGTTTTCACACTCGGCAATCAGTACAAGATAGTATTTACCAGTAGGAGTAAGTTTAATGGTTCCTAACTTAATATTGCTGATTTCTTCTAGTTTTTTGCTACTACCTTTAAACTTCATATAGCCTAATTTTGGAAACTTAACTTCGTTGTCCTTTAGCTTTATTGTAGAATTTGTTTGGTAGCTTTGCTTAGGATACTTCTTTGATTTAAACTTAGGAAATCCTTTGTGGATCTTAAAGAAATCTTTGTAAGCATCAACTAGGTTTTTACAAGTTATCTGTAAACTGTGGCTCTCAGCACTCTTAAGCCAAGGATATTCTACTTTCATTGTGGGTAACAAGTTATTCAAAGTAAAAGTGCTAGGAAAAGGTAACTCAGAATTATTTTTGTACCTTTCTTGTATCATTCCAAGAATCTGGTTCCAAACAAAACGGTTATACCCAAAATTGAGCTTAATATCCAACTGTTGCTCTTGGCTAGGGTATATCCTAAGTTTAATACCTTTTAATACCGTAAAGTACACCACCTTTATATCCTTCTGTATAAAAATCTGCAAAGCAAATAGGATTAATATCATCACTAAAGTAACGATTTTTATTCCTTCCACTATTATAACACAAATTTTGACTTTTCATATTATAGTATAGATACAACGAAAAAGAGACACATTTAAGCGTCTCTTTTAACTATCATATTT